AATGTACCCTTTTTCCCATTAAAGTAGAGGGACTACGTAAAAGACCTTTTGCTAATGGGATTTTTTAGGTACATACTGGATTACTTCAAGCGCGAAACTGCCGCTGCCGGAAAGGCGGCGGCAGGCCAGCCGCTGACGCCCAGACAGGGCGGCACCTGGTGGCCCGCTTACACAGGCCAAACCGCGCTGTGCGTCGCCACGGTGTACCGGTGCGTAAAGCTTCTGTCCGAAAGCGTGGCTAACCTCAACGTGCAGTATATGCGCCAGAAAGGCGGCATATTCGTAGAGGACAGCGAAAGCCGCCTGGCGTATCTGCTGAACGTCCAGCCGGACTTAGCTACTAACGCTTTCGACTTCTGGGTGCAGGTAGTGCAAAACGTGCTGCTGGACGGTAACGCCTATATCGTGCCTGTCTATAGCCCGGTAACTATGGACTTCGACCGGCTGGCCCTGTGCGGCCGTGGCACCGTGAGCCACGACACCGTAAACGACGTATACAATATCTGCGACACCGTAAACGGCATCTTTGGCCAGTACGACGAAGACGAAGTTATACACATTAAGAACCTTACCGGCTACGATAGCAAGCAGGGTATTTCCGTGCTGACGTACGCCCGGCTTACCCTGGATATAGCCGCCGTGGGCGACGCGGAGACCTACAACCGCTTCCAGAACGGCGGCAACGTCCGCGGGATCGTGTCTAACGATACCAGCGTGCGCGGCTTTGGCGAATACCAGGACAAGGAACTGGAAAAGACCGCGGAAAGCATAGACGGCCGCTTCCAGAACGGCGAACGCATAGTAAGCCTGCCTGGCCAGGTAGAGTTTAAGCAAATTTCGCTTAGCTCTACCGATATGCAGTTTTTGGAAAGCCGGAAGTTTACCGTACGCGATATTTGCCGCTTCTTTGGTGTACACCCGTCCTTTGTCTTTGACGACACCAGCAATAACTACAAATCGGCCGAAATGGCTAACGTAGCTTTCCTTTCCAACACGCTTAACCCGCTGCTGCGGAAGATCGAAAACGAACTGCAGCGCAAACTGTTTAGCGCCAGCCAGTACGGCAAGCGCAAGGTACAGTTTGACCGCCGCGGCCTGTACGCCTGCGATCTGGAAAGCCGCGTAAAGTACCAGGCCGACACTATAGCGGCCGGCCTGTACACAGTAAACGAGTGGCGGCGCGAAGAAAACAAACCCGCCGTGGACGGTGGCGATACCGTGCTGGTGTCCGCTAACCTCAAAGGCATAAAGGAACTGACCGCGGCCCCGGCCCCGGCTAAACCTGTAACCGAAAATGGAAAAGAAGAATAAAAACGACCTGGTGCGGCGCGAAGTCGTCGTAACAGAACTGCACGTACGCGAAGCCGGCGAGGGCGAAGCCGCCAGCCGTACTATCGTGGGCCGCGCGATCCTGTTTAACACGCCGTCGGCGCCCCTGTGGAGCGACGAAGACGAAGAAGCGCGGGAAATTATCGCGCCGGAAGCTATTACCAAAGAACTGCTGGACGGCTGCGACATTAAATTTACTATGTTCCACGACCGCCAGTTGATTTTGGCGCGCTCCAACAAAGGCACCGGCACCCTGTCTTACACCGTGGACGACAAGGGCGTGGCCTTTGAGTTTGAAGCCCCTAACACCGTGGACGGCGACAAGGCCCTGGAACTGGTAAAGCGTGGCGATCTGGCCGGCTGCAGCTTTGCTTTCAGTACCCACTACTGGGACGAAAGCTTTGTTAGCCGCACCGTGGAAGTGCGGGACGGCCGCGCCTACATTACCTACACGGTTAAGGCCGTTACCGGCGTCTACGATATGACGCTGGCCGCCGATCCCGCATACCCGGACACTTCCGTAGAAGCCCGCGAGTTTGCGCGCGATCTGCGCGAAGCCGCGAAGTCGGAAGCCCCGGACACCACCAAAGTAGACAAAGAAAAAGTAGAAACGCAGCTGCGCGAAATGCGCCGCGCTGCTAATACTAAGTTAAAAGTTTAACCCCTAAAACGCTTTTCAGCAATGAAAAAGAACACCGTAAACGTACGTGAACTGGTCGAGAAGTACCAGTCCAACTGCGAGCGCATCAACGCTATTGCTGACGCTTGCGAGCAGGAGCAGCGCGAACGCACCGAAGCCGAAACCAAAGAGTACGAAGCTTTGGCACGTGAAAACCAGCTGCTTTCTATGAAGCTGCAGGCCGCAACGGCAGAGCATCTGCGCGAGAACCCCAACGCCGTAGCCGACGCAGAAAAGCTGATCCGCGAGAACGTGGCAGCTGGCCGGAAGACCGAAATTACCCTTATCCGTGAGGGCGAATTTGCCGGTATGATGGTCGCCGACGCAAACAACGGCGGTATTATCCCGCTGTCCGTCCAGGACTTCATTAAGCCCCTGGTAGAGGGCTTTATCCTCAACAAAGTGGGCCTGCCTATGCCTACCGGCCTGGTGGGCGATTTTGTCTGGCCCATTTACGACCTGGCAGAAGCCAGTATCGCTGGCGAGGGCGTGGCCCTGTCCGACAGCAAAATTAACCTGTCCAAGCTGACCGCCAGCCCGGAGCGTATCGGTATTGCTATCCCGGTTACCAGCCAGGCTGTAAACCAGTCCGCCGGTCTTATCGAGACCCTGGTAAAACAGGTTATGCCGCAGGCAGTCGCCCAGCTGCTTAACAAGATCGTGTTCGGCCTGGATAAGGTTACTGGCGCCACGAACCTTATCGGCCCCTTTGCCCACATTATCGCAAAGGGCGGCGCGAACCCTACCGCCGAAGACCAGCGCTACGCTGACAAGGTGGCTATCCACGAAACCCCCGCTTTTGTCGAGCTTAACGCCAAGATGAAAGCAAAGGTACTGGAAACCGGCATAGAGGGCGCCCACCTTTGCTGGGTTATGACCAAATCTATGCAGGCTATCCTTGAGGGTACCCCGATCAACGCAAACGGCATCTATGTACCTATGGTACAGGACGGCAAGCTGTGCGGTCTTCCGATCCACACCAGCAACGTTATGCGCAAGTCCGTGGTTACCTACAAAAAGGCCACGGTTAGCCAGGGTGCCACCACCTGGGCCGCCTGCGACAAGCCCGCACAGGCAAGCGGTATTCACTTCCACGTAACCTGCACCCCGAACAACGAAGCCGCCGTGCTGGGCGCGCTTACCGGTGTGGCTAACAACAACGTGGCAGAAATTACCACCGTTACCGAGTATATCGGTCTGGGCGACTGGGGCTACCAGCCTATGGGTCTGTTTAACAGCCTGCGTTTCGTCGTTGATCCTTTTAGCCAGGCCCGCAAAGACGCTGTGGACTTCGTGCTGAACTGCGACTACGCCACCAAGACGCTGCGCCCCGAAGCTTTCCTGCTGGGCGAAGCTTCCGTGGCAAACGCCTAAACCGAACCTATCGACGTAGCACTAAAAGTTTTGGATTATGGCTGTAGTGAGTTTGGCCCTTTTCAAAAAGCACGTACGCGCCGACGACTTCGTGGACGACGACGAACTGATGCAGCATTACGTAGATGCTGCAGAAGCGCACGTGATCCAGGCCACTAACCGCACAGACGAAGAACTGCAAGAGCTGGGCGACGGCGACTACCCCGCCCAGCTTAAGCAGGCCGTTTTGCTGCTGGCTGGCCACTGGTATAACCAGCGCGAAAGCGTAGCCGGCGTGCAAATGCACGAAGTGCCAGACGCACTACAGGCCCTAATCAAGCCCTTTAGAAAGTTAGCGGAAGACCCTACCGAAGAAAGCACCGACTAAGCTATGCAGGCGGGACGTATGAAATACAAAGTTACGCTACTGCAGCCGCAGACTATTACTACGGCTTCGGGAAACGAGAAGACCACGTACACTGCTACGCGCACCGTGTGGGCCGAAAGGGTAAAAGCCACCGGCCACCGCAGCGAAGAAGTGGGCGAACACTTCCCGGCTTATAGCGTGGACTTCAATATACGCGACGCGCACCCTGTCGGCGAAAACTGGCGGGTGCAGCAGGTAGGCGGCGAGCTTTACACGGTAACTAACATAATCCCTAATCTGGACAGGGGCTACAAAACTTTAGTGTGTGTTCGGGTAAATGAGTAGCGGCAGGCAGGTAATATGGAAGCGCGGTACGACGACAGCAATTTGCAGCGGTTATTCGCTGAACTGGAACCAAAGCAGCGGTTAAAGGCGCTAAAAGCTGGCTTCCGCAGGGAAGCTAACCAGGTGCGCAAAACAGCAATTAACAACCTGCGCAGTAGTGGTATCCGTACAGACCGCGACCTGGAAAGCGGCGTACGTGCAGTCGTCTTTAAGCAACAGGCGGGCTTTCGTGTTACCGTCGGAACCAAAGCGGGAAAGAAGCAGTACGGTTTCCATAAGAACCGGCGCGGCGAATTAAAACCTATCCTGCTGTGGGCCGAACTGGGAACGGAAGACCGCCGCACTAAGTCTAACGGTGGAAAGCATACCAGGCAGTGGACAGGCCGTTTGCGCAGTGGCCACTACACCGGCAGAATGAAGCGTTACGGCTTTATGGCCCAGACCTTAGACCAGGTGGAAAGCACTGTTACCGAAAACCTGCATAACGAAGTTATCCAAAGCGTCGAAAACGTAGCTAAGAAGTATGGCTGTAAATAAAACGTCTCTAAGCATAGGCGCGCTGATCCGCGAAATACTGCTGGACAGCGCCGACGTAGCGGCCCGGACTAACAAGGTTTACCCGGTGGCCACTGACAAAGCCGAACTGCCGTACATATTGTACCGGCGCAGTGCTTTGGAACAGACCGCCCAGAAGACCGGACAGCCGGGCGCCGATACCGTGCAGCTGGAAGTGATCTGCTTTGCCGCAGACTACGACGACTGCCTGGAACTGGCCGAAGCCGTGCGCGGCGCCCTGGACAACAGGCGCGGTATTCAATCTAACGACGAAACCCTGGCGCTTAGCAGCTGCCAGCTGGTGGACAGCGAAGAAGCCTGGCAGGACGACGCCTACGTACAGCAGCTGATCTTTAACGTAAAAGTTTAACGAATTAACAGTATACAGCAATGGCAAAAGAAGCACGCACAGGCTACTGCAATGGTAGCGATATGCTGGTTTACGTGGGCGGCAAGGCCGTAGGCCACTGCACCAGCCACACTGCGACGTTTAACAGCGAGACCAAAGACCGCGCCGTTAAGCCGGTAGCATCTGCCGGTCTTTCTGCCGGACTGTGGAAAGGTAAGACCGTTACCGGCCTGTCCATTTCCATTTCCGCAGAGGGTCTGGTACACTACGACGAAACCGAAAGCGGCTTTAAGGAGCTGTTAGCGGCCTGGAAGACCGGCGCCCCGGTTACCGTCAAGTGTATGGAACGCGCTAACGATAACGAACCCTACCTGGAAGGCAGCTTCGTTATTACCAGCCTGGAACGTACCGACCCCGCACAGGACGACAGTACGTACAGCATACAGCTGGAAAACAACGGCGAACCCTCTACGCTGGACGAAACGGCTATTACCGAAAACGTGTAAACCCCGGTATCGGTTATGGCTAAAATCGAAATCAAGATTAACGGCGAAGCATACCCCTGTAGGCCCACTATGGGGGCTATGCTGCGCTTTAAGGAGCAGACCGGTAAGGAAATTACCGAACTGGACACCAACAGTTTTACGGACTTGTGTACGTATCTGTGGTGCTGCATTAAGTCTGCCTGCGCACGTGAACAGAAACAGTTTGACTTATCGCTGATCGAGTTTGCAGACAGCATCGACCCCGACGATATGAACGCCTGGGCCGCAGCTGTGCAAGCGGAGAACGGCGGCGAAGCACCGGCGACCGACCCAAAAGCGTAAGCCCTGCAGGCATCTACGATTTGCTGGGCGTGGCCCTGGGCTGTATCGGCCTGTCGTACGACGACTTCTGCAACCTGTACGCACAGGAATTTGCAGCTATTAACAAGGCGTGGTACCAGCAGCAGGAAGCCTTACAGCAGGGCGAATGGGAACGGACGCGAATACTGGCCGCTATTACGATCCAGCCGCACGTCAAAAAGAAACTGACCCCGGAAAAGCTACTGCCGCTTCCGTGGGATCGTAAGAAAAAGCGCGCCGCTGCTGACGCGCCGAAGCTTACAAAGGAACAGCAGCACCAACGCTTTAAGGAATTGTTACACCGCTTAGGAGAGGATTAGAACTATGGCTGGCAAAAGCACTATATCTATAACTTTCAAGCTGGACGGAGACGGTAACGGCTTTAAGACCCTGGCGCAGGACGCAGCGGGACTTAAGCAGGCTATTACAGCCACCCTTTCCGAAGCAAAACAGCTAAAAGGAAACGTAATAAACTTCGCAGCACTGGCCACCGGCATAGATGCTGCGCAGCGTAGCTTTGGCCAGCTGCAAAGCCTTATGGGCGATTTGGCCCAGTCCTACCAGCAGCAGGAAATAGTCGAAACGCAGCTAACTACGGTTATGCGGCAGCGTATGAACGCTACCGACGCCGAAATAGACAGCATTAAGCAGCTGGCCAGCGAACAGCAGAAACTGGGCGTAGTAGGCGACGAAGTGCAGCTGGCAGGCGCCCAGCAGGTAGCCACTTTCCTTAAAGAGAAAAGCAGTATAGACACCCTGCTGCCGGCTATGAACAATTTGTTAGCCCAGCAGCACGGCGTGAACTCTACCACTAACGACGCGGTAAGCGTGGCTAACCTTATGGGCAAGGCTATGCAGGGCCAGGTATCGGCCCTTACCCGCGTGGGTATTACCTTTAGCGAAGCCGAAGCGCAGGTGCTTAAGTACGGCACGGAAAGCGAGCGCGCGGCCGTCCTGGCGCAGGTTATTACTAACAACGTGGGCGATATGAACGCCCAGTTAGCCGCCACGGACAGCGGTAAGCAGGCGCAGTTAGCTAACAAGCTGGGCGACATTAAAGAACGCCTGGGCGAACTGGCTAACGGCGCTATGCCTTTCGTTACGATTACTTCTTCTACTATTACCGCCCTGGCCAGTATTACCACGCTGGCCGGTGGTATTAAGACCCTAACCACCACCGTATACGCCAGTGTAAAGGCTTTTGCCCTGTCTACGGCTGCCGTGGTTAAAAACAAAGTGGCCACGCTGGCCGCTGCTGTCGCCCAGAAGACCGTAGCTATAGCTACTAAGGCGTGGACGGCCGTACAAAAGGTGCTAAACCTGGTACTGTCGGCTAACCCTATCGGCATAGTTATTACAGCCATAGGCGGCCTGGTGGCGGCCCTGGTGGCGGCCTACAACAATAGCGAAGACTTCCGTAATATCTGTAACCAGGTATGGGGCGTAATTAAGCCCCTGGCAGACGCTATTATGGGCAGCTTAGTTAAGGCTTTCCAGTGGCTTATCGACAAGGCGAAGCAGGCGTGGCAGTGGCTGTCTAACATACTGGGCCTGGGTGGCAAGAAAGCCGAAGTTACGGTGGACGTGAAGACCACCGGCGGCGACGATCTGGACGTAGACGCGCTGGCCAGCAAATACGCTGACGCCGGAAAGAAGACCGGCACCGGCGGCAAGACTACCGGCGCGGCCGCAGCTCCCGCCCAGCCGTCCGGTATTATCGGACAACTGGAAGCCAAGCTGGCAGACGCCCGCAAGCGCCTGGAAGACGCCACCAGCGAAGCCGCTATAGAAGCTATTAACCGCGAAATCGCGGCCTACGAAAGCCAGCTGGATAAGTACCGCAGCCTGGGCGTGGAAGTGGCCGAAGAAGTGAGCAAAGGCGTAGAGGATAACGGCCCTATTTGGAAAGCCGACGCCGCCACCCTGGCCGACATTTCCGGTAACCTGGATATACTGCAGAAGAAGCTGCAGACGGCCAGCCTGGAAGAAGCCGCCGGCATTAACAAGGAAATAGCCCTGTGGAACGAAAAGGCCGAAGCCATAAAGCACGCCGGCGAAGCTGCCGAACAGGCCAGCGTTACTGCCGGTGCTGCGCTGCGCTCTACGTGGGGTGGCCTGCGCCAGGTAGGCAGTGGCGTAGAGGGTATAACAGATGCTATCGAGGGTAACGGTAACGCCTGGCAGCGCCTGTCCGGTATCGTGGACGGCTTCTTTAGCATCGTAGACGGCATAAAGGGCGTTATAGCGATTATCGAGACACTGACCGGTATAACACAGGCGCACACCGCTGCAAAGGCCGCAGAAACGGCCGCAGTGGCTACGGAAGCCGCCGCAGAAGTTACCGCCGGCGGCCAGAAGATCGCTACTAATTCTGCCGTGGCTGCGTCTAACCTGGCGCTGGCCACCACTAACACCCTGGCTGCAGGATCGGGCGCGGCTTCCGCTGTGTCCAGTATTCCTTATATCGGCCCTATCCTGGCTGTCGCTGCTATCGCTTCCGTTATCGGTGCTATTCTGGCTATCCCGAAGTTTGCAAAGGGCGGTATAGCCTTTGGCCCTACCCTGGGTATGTTTGGCGAATATGCCGGCGCCGCGAATAACCCCGAAGTCGTGGCCCCGCTGGACAGACTGCGCGATATGCTGCAGCCCGCAGACGGTATGGGCGGCCGCGTTAAATTTACTATCGAGGGCCGCACCCTGGTAGGTATACTGGAAAAAGAAACCGACTTAAGACGCCGCAGCTAATATGGCCAAATACTTACGATACGCAGGCGAATTTTTGAGCCGCGCCGGCATTACCTGGCGCGTAGAAATTCTGCAGGAAGCAGACCAGCCGTTTGCTTCCGTCGGCGTGCTTACCTTTGAAGCCGACGAACCGCTGGTAATCGAGTGGAAGAAGACCGAAAAAGAAGACGTGCTATGCGGTTCCAGCGCTTCGCTTCGCATCGAAAGCCCCGGCGACCGCACCTACGAAGACCTGTATACAATCCAAGTAGGTGCTATCCGTATGGACGTCTACAGGGCCGGTTACCTCTACTGGTCTGGTACACTTGATCCGGAATTTTACGAAGAACCCTACGAAAGGGCATCTAAGTACCCGGTACAGCTGACGTTTTCCGACTTCGGTATACTGGGACGTCTCAAATATAACCTGGGCGATATGCAGACACTATACGCCATAGTGTCCGACGCCCTTACCCGCAGCGGCATTAACTATACCAGTATCGACCAGTCGCTGATTAGCACCTATATTTCCAGCAGCAAAATAACGCTGGGTAGCCTGCGTATGCGTAGCGACAACTTCTACGACGAAGACGGCGAAGCATCGACGCTGGAAGACGTGCTGGTAGGCATTATGCAGCCTTTGGGCCTGCGAATGATCCAGCGGAACGGCCGTATATGGGTTTACGATCTTAACGGCCTGTACACCCTGGCCCAGCAGGCGCAGATCGTCTGGGACGGCGCCAGCCAAACTATGGGTACCGACAAGGTGGCCAATAACATAAAGATAACCTGGAACACTTACGCACAGGCCGGCAAGCAAGGCCCAGAAGACTGCTGGAAAGAGACCACCGACAAGAACCTGGTAAACGTCAATAATACCAGTATGGCCACCAGCGGCCACTGTCAGTACATTAGCTACCACTACAGCGTAGATATGCACGACTGGTTCGACGCTACGGACGCGGGCTTTACCCTGTGGCTGTGCGAACAGCAGTACGGTAAAAACGCCACCCTTAACGCCGCCGGTATTCGCTTCTTTAAGATTGTGGAACAAAACGACGGCGAAGAAAGCGAGGGCGTAGCCGTCCTGTGGACAGGCTTCCACGGTTACGCCGTGGGTGGCGGTGGCTGGTTTAGCAACAGCGAAGCCGCTATTAGCTGGCAGCCCTACGGCCTGCAGGGTATTAGCTTCGACGGCAGCTTAACTGATATGGGCTATAACCTGGCTACCGTCCTGGGCGGCACCCTGGCCGCCTGCGGTGGTAAGCTATTTACCAGTGAAAAAGTCTATATCCCGCCGGTAGATAACGCTAATAACCTGCTGCTGCGCGTTACGCTGCCTATGCTGCTGGACTGCCGCTTTAATCCTTTCGAACAGGCTAACAACCTTATAAAAGGAAAGAAGCAGAAAGACTGGTACCAGCAGTGGGGCGACTACGGTAACTTCGTGTATATCCCTGTTACGCTGAAATTCCAGCCGGACGGCTCTAATACCGTGTACTGCTGGACTAACCGCAGTGTCGTAAGCCGCGACGTGAACAGCAGCCCTGTACGCACCCTGGAAGAAACGTACGGCAGCTGGCAGGTCTATCGGCCGAACAGCGACGAAGCGCCGGACGTCTGGGGCTACCTGGCCTACTGGGACAAAAAGAACGAAGAAAACGGCTGCTACGGCGTTATGGGCTGGAAGACGAACCGTCCGGCCAAAAATCCTTACACCGGCAGTATTACCACCCTACTTAAAGAGTGCGAAGACGGCCAGTACGTGCCATTTCCTACCAGCGCCCGCGGCGGCAAATTGTGGCTGGAAGTGCGGAAGTCTGGCTGGATAATCGTAGACGGCAGTAACAATCTGCCGACCGGCAGCGAGACGACCAACCCTAAAGACCTGTGGCACAAAATCGACCTTATCCTGTTTAAGCTACCGCAGTTCGAAATCGTGAACCGCCAGCAGTTCGATATGGGTATAAACACGGACGACGTGGAATACCAGGCGCAGATTAACGCAGCCGCAAAGGAAAGTATTAACCTGGACACGATCTGCGGCACCCATAAAGACGGCGTGCCTACCGCCCGCGGCGCCTACTTCAATAACACCAGCGGCCAGCAGGTAAAGACCCTTACCAGGGCCGGGCGCACTACGCAGGCAGAAGAACTGCTGATAGGTACCCTGTACAGCCAGTACGCGGAAAGACGTACTACGCTGTCTGGCGAAGCCCAGCTGCCGGCCGGTGGCGTTAAAGCTTATACCGAACAGAACCAGGGCGAAAAACTTTTCCTTATGCAGTCCGAAGTCCAGAACGTAATAGCCGACACTTCCGACGTGCAGATAGTGGAGCTGCGCCCGGACGAATACGATAAAGCAACAGATTAGCGATATGGCCGAAAAAGAATTTATACTGCAAACCACCCTGCGCACTGCGCGGCCCAGAAGCCAGCGGCTGCGCGAGCTGGGCGCCGCTGTTGTAGAGGGCGGCAGCACCGTGGTAAATGTTACCGGCGGTGGCGGTGGCAGTACGCCCAGCGGCGACGGCCATACCCACGCGAACAAACCCAGCCTGGACGCTATTACCGTAGACAGCAACGGCTACGAATGGATAACCAGGCTAATAGAGACGACAGACCCGGACACTGGCGAACCCACGACGGAAAGCGTTACCGAAAAGGTAAAGGCCGGCTATGCTGACGAAGCCTACGACCTTAGCCCGAACAGCCCGGCTAACGCCCGCTTCCTGTCCAAGATCGCAGACGACGTGGCCGCTGGCCGTATCACTTTCCAGCAGGGATTAACCGCCCTTGGCGTGGCCGTCTTCCAGGACGAAGCGCACTTCGGCGACTTTGTTAAAAGCCTGTACGGCGGCACCGGTGGCGGCATCGACCCGCAGGGTAACGCAGAGTTTGAAAGCGTGCGGGTGCGTACCTACTTCGAAGCCGTCGAACTGATTATTAACCGTCTTAGCGCCTTAGAGGGCGAACAGATATTTACCGAAGCCGACACGATCGACAGTATAGACGATCTGGGCGACGGCACGTACGGCCTGCATCTTAAGAGCAAGTGGGACGGTTACTTTACGGCCATTTCTGCCGGCAGTGTCCTAAAGGGCATTATTAACAACCTGGGCGCAGCCGCCCTGGGTGTTACGGAAGATATGGGGCCGGCTATGTACACCAGCTGGTTTAGGGTAAACAGCGTAAACCCTGCTGCAAACTATATCGAAGTTTCCCTGTACCCGGATAACCAGGTACCCGGCGGCACGAATTACCCGCCGTGCGAGCTTATGAGGATAGCCCGCTGGGGACACCAGACCGACACGCAGCGGCAAAGCGTCTTTATGCTGTCTTCCACGGACGGCCGTATTACCCACCTTACCGGCGTTACTAAGCCGATTATAGACCGCACCAACTACGGCGCGACCTTTGGCACTACGCCCGAATTTCTGCGGGCTATGGACTTACCCCTGCGGGACGACCAGGACTACGTATACGTCCGCGGCCTTATCGCGCAGGATATTATACGCATCGACTACCAGGGCCAGCCGCTGGTAGAATACGTGGACAGGGGCCAGTATGACCCTAACGCCACCTACTATAACGCGGCCGTGAACCCGGCCACCGGCCAGTACGAAACGTCGGACGTCTGGTACCTGGGCTGCAAGTGGCGCTGTATGGTAACCGGCACCACCGATACGCCCGCCTGGAATAGCACCGACTGGGCTATGGTTGAGGGAAACCCGGAATTTACCGTAGAGTTTGCCGACACCGACTATTTGTTTGACCCGGACAAATTCGACGTTACGCTGCGGATCATAGCGAAGCTTTACAACCAGGTAATAACTGACGACATACTGGACGCAGACGTAGTTTGGACGCGCTACAGTGAGGACGCCGACGGAAACCCGCGCACGGCCAGCGATAACGCCTGGGCTATACGCCGCGCCGGTGCCGGCAAGTCTATGCACCTGACTGTAACCGACTGCGACTTTAACGGCTATATCCCGCGTACGCTGCGCTTTACCGCCACCGTTACTTTGCGGGATGGGGCAACCGGCCAGCCCGCGGCCACTGACACCGCTAATTTTGAGTATTAGACGATATGAAAACAAGACGCTTTGACTTTAATTTTAAGCCGTTACAGCTGAATATCACTATATCTGTGGACGGCAGCGTACCGGATCGGCAGAATTACAACGCCGACACGGACGAATTTACGCCCGATTACACGCTGGCCGCGTTAATTTTGCAGCCGCAGGTTAGCCGTCTGGACAAAGACGAAATCGTGGCCCCCGGTAACGTAAACAGTCTGCTGGCAAACGTCAAGTGGTACGAAATCATAGGCGGCACGCGCACCCTTATAGAAGCCGCTAACACCGACTACGAAATTACCGCCAGCGGTGGCCAGGCCGGGCGCATTAAGGTTATGAAAAATGCCCAGCCGAATATCCCTATTACGCTGGAATTTTACGCCGAATACGTGGACAGTCGCACCGGCCAGGTATCCGTTATCCGCGCTACGCATATCGTGAAGTGCGGCAACGCCACGGCCTATATGCCCGATCTGGTGCTGGACGCCGCAGACCAGACTATTTACAACCCGCTTAACGACCCGGACACACAGGCGGTACACGCCAGCCTGCGCACCGGCGCAGCTGAGTGCGCCACGGCTAACCGGCAGTTTGTCTGGGAAGTCCTGCGGGCTAACGGCACCTTTACCGCCCTGGGCAGCGATAATAGTGACTACTGGGCCAGCGTGTCTTCCGACGGCACCACCTGCACGGTAAACCGCAAGCTTATGGGCAGCGGGCAGATCGTGCGCTGTAGGGCCAAATACGACCCGGACGGAAACCCCGGCGGCGTTACCCTTACGGATGCTGCGCCGCAGGCTATCGTAGCCTTTGTACGCCGTATCCCGAAGTTTGAATACGACTACGCCCTGCCTGTGAACATACCGGCGGGCCTGCTGCAAATGTACCCGGAAATCTATATCTGGGACGTAAACGGCCCTATCGACAACCCGGAAGCCGTGCTGCTGCCTATCTGGTATATCGGCACGAACCAGGCCAGCGGTACGCCCAGCAGCTACGCGCAGGTGGCGCACGGCTACAGCCCTGTAATCCCTACCACCTACCTTAGCCAGCTTTACGGCGCAGTCGTCGGCCTGGACGTCAAAGACCCCGGCCCCCTGGTGCCGTGGAAAGACCAGGACGGTAAGGTATTTAAGGACGCAGACGGCAAAATTTTTCTGATCAAGTAAACTTATAAGTATAGGAACTATGGCACGTTACATTAAAGCAAACCCCAAAGTAGCCGCTTTCCTGGCGCTTACCAGAGACCGTAACACGGTTAAAGACGGCAATTACCTTTTGTGGCAGTCGGATATGCTGGCTTTCGGCCCGCTTACCCAGCTGCCGGAAACCCTTACCCGGATAGGCGGCCTGGCGCTGCTGGCCCACGAAGCCCGCGAAGAACAGGACGGCACCGTAACCCGCCCGCTGCCGGTGGCCACCGACCCGCGCTTTGTCGTAGAACCGGCAAAGGATGAAGCCCCCGAAAACGCCGCAGAAAACGCCGCTACAGGCGACGGCGCCGACGCGGTGGCACAGGACACCACCCAGCAGGAAGAAAACGCCGCAGCGGCCCAGGAAACGCCCGCCGGCGAGGAAACCAAAGACGAACCCGAAAACGACTAAGCAATGAGCAGCGCAAGTGCAACCCGGACTATTAAATTTATTACCAAAGCAGGTACCTACACCGCCGTTATTATGAGTCCGAGCGGCGACCTGTACCAGGAATGGGAAGGCACCCTGGCCGACGTTACCGCCGTCCGGCCTAACTGGGCGCAAACTAAACCTATCCTGTATTTCGTTTGCACGTCCAGCCGTGTAGCAGAGGGCGTGGCCACCCCGGACAGCATCGACTACTACTTCAACGGTACGAAGATTACCTGGAACGGCGACACCTCTACCGGCACGTTTGCGGGCTACTTCAAAAAGGTAGCGCCCAGCGGCGACCAGCTCTACTACGGCCTGCAATTCCTTAAGAACATAGCCGACCTGGCGGGCTACGCCCCGGCGGTTATCAAGATGGAAGCCGCTATTAGC